ACAATCTTCTCTAATTTTAGCATAGCAATACGCTCGTTTGGTACAAAACGCCATGTGTAGCCGTCATCTCCATAGACACCAAAAACAGTAGTATTTAGACCTATTTTAATAATCATAGCTTGTTGGTCATCTAGAATAACTTTGTCGCCCTCTGCAAACGAAGGGTCAAATCTAAATCTTGCTCCTTTTACAAAAGATGTTGCCCAATCTCTAATAGATAGACCTACTAAAAGTGTTAGTAATCCTATAATTAAATCTGAATAGTTTTCTAAGTTTAGTTCGGGCATTATTCCTGTAGCACCGTATACTTTTTGCCATCATAAGCCAGTACACGGTATCTGTTGTTGTCTTTATTTCTGTCATAACTAACATGCACCCAACCACTCTTGGGGTCATCTTCGTTATAGAATTCTAATATTACTTGGTCAAAATTTAAATTACCAGAAATAAACTCCATCAACTCAAAGTTATTGATGGTAGGTACTTCTATATCTACTGCCTGACCTAGTACATGCTGACTAGTATCTTTAGAGCCAAGAAGTCTGTTAAGAGCGAGAGAGCGAAAACCGCTATTAGGGCTAAAAGGAATATTGTAGTAGTCTCGAACCGGTTGGACAACTTCTTCGCAAAGGCTTTGTAAGTTTTTAAATACTTCTTCATCATAAACAAAATTATCTATACCATGTCTGGCAGCTGTTTGACTTTTAGTAAACTCTCTTAAAGAAAAGTTTTTACTTAATTTAGTATCGTTATCCCAACTCATATTAGCACAAAAACTACGTTTCCGTCTGTTCCTACTGTTACCTCTCCTAAAGAACTCGTAGCTTGTAATCCTCCCGTAGCTTCTCCTGTTGGAGTTGATGATGGTGTTAAACCAAACCATTCGTTTCCTGTATACGCTTGAAGCTGACCTTCAGTTGTGTTCCAAATAATAGAGCCTTCTTCAAAATTACCTTCATCACGCGTAACTGTTGAAATTTGTAGAGTAGCGTCTGGGTCAAATCTATTAAGATTTATTTCTAAGACTCTTACTAATCTATTAAAATCTGAAGGAGCTACGTCGGGAGTTCCGCAGATGGGTAGTCTAGTTTCTATTAATTTAGACACTATCTTTTACCGCTTTTATTCAAATCAAAACGTGTAGCACCTAATCGCCAACCTACACCAGTAGCTGTGTCGTCTCCTTCTATTCTAAATGCTAGTTGTCTTGCTCTAACTCTTACATCTATTTTAGTAGTGCTATCTAAAACAGATTTTGTTTCAGACGTAGTTAAAGAACTAGCATTGAAATCTCTATTCTTCAAAACATATTTAACTCCTTGTCCAGAACCTGCACTACCGTTAAATTTTATATCAGGAATAATTCTTCTTAGAAAAGAAAACTCTTCGCCATCTGCAATATCAAAATCACTGCTTTCTATAAATACATTAGCCATAGCAGAGCCATCATCATCATTGCCAACTTCGTGCTCATATAAATAATTAGTTGAATCTGTACCTGTTGCTAGAGGTTTATTATTTATTCCAGCATCTAACCAAGCATGTCTTTGTAATTGACCCACAGACCAAACTTGTTCTAGATAATTAAAAACAACATATCTATCTATTTCCGCACTATTTGCAGAACAGTAAAACCAACCTACTTCGTTAAATTCTTGAGTGCTGAATGCAAAAGTTTTATATGGCTCAGCAACGTTAAAGTCATCAAAAACATAATCTTGTACACTGCACGGTATTGGCTGCACTGTACCGTTATAGAAATAAAATCCAGTGTAGTCCATCCAATACACTCCTCCCGCAACATTTACCATGGCTTTTGGACCAATACAGCCAATACCTTCATTGACCATATTTACACCAAAAGTAAACGGTGGACCGATAAACTGCATAGAAAACATGGCACTGTCAGTAAATATTAGAGTTTCTTCTCTTGCTCTTATGCCACCAATAATTACAGCTCCCGAAGATATTCTTAATGACCCTGCGGTATTAGTTGATAACGCTTCAAACTCTAGAGCGTTTTCTTGGTCAGAGAATGCTACTAACATTGGGTCAATAATTCCTGTTCTAGTCCCAGTGTTGTCTAACGGGTCAGCACCTAAAACAATTAAGTGTCTATCTTTTTCTGAAACTATGACTTGAAGTGCTTTAGTAGGCACTTTATTTGCTCCTGCTTTCCCTGCTAGTTCTACAGCTCTTGTGTTTGTATTACTTTCATCATAGTAATAAATACTTCCTGCTCTCGGGTTTATAATTAAGTCTTCTCCAAAGTTGTCGTGCGTCCATATTCTTAGCTGATTAACAGCTGATAAAGGAGAAGTTGACCCCCATGTACCAGCTCCCCAAGAGTCTGTACTCCAACCTGTTCCTATAACAGTAGCATCCAAGCCTACATTAACTTCATAAGCAGCTACTACACTACCTCCAGCAGTGTTAGTATCAGAAGAATTTGCTGTTACTGTATTCCCTGAAGTGTCTTTTGCAGTTATGGTATATACGGTCGTAGATGTAACGGAAACTATTTGATAGTTTTGCTGTAAAACAGCTTGTGTAATATTACCACCTAATCCATCACTATCTACACCGCTAAAAGTAACAAAATCATTTACCTGTGCATCATGATTACCACTATCTGTAACGGTTATAGTAGACGAGCCGTTACTAGCAGCAAAAGAAACAGTCCCTGTATTGGTTTTTCTTATAGGTGTTATATCTACAAACTCGTTTCCTCGAGCTATGTAGTATTTAAAAGTAGTGCCAAGTCCTAAAATGGCAGTACCATTTAAATTAACCCACTGGTGTAGTGCTCTACATTTACCTAAAAAAGCTGTTGTAATATATTTTGCCCAGCCACCAATTTTTTCTGGTAAGCCTTTTTTAAATCTGACTAAATTAGAGTCAAACCACCCAAATTCATTTGAGTAGTTAGTATTGTCTTTATTGACTCCGGGTTTAAATTCGTATTTAACAATAGCCATTTAAGCATTTTATATTAAAACAAGTTTTGTTGAATAAAAAATCCAGTGATTCCTAAAAATACTGTAATTGTAAATATTAGACTGTTTCTAATAGTTTTATTTATAGAAAGAATACCGTTTTCAATAGCTTCTAAACGCCTGTAGTTTTCTTTCCAACGTTGTTCACAAGCAGCTTCGTGTGCACTTAGCCGTTTATCTACTTCGTTTACTGTTGCTCTAGCCATGTTTACCACCACTGTTTGCAGTAATCATAGTATGCTTTTAATGCTTTTACTATTGATTTAAGTCCTTGATTTATTTTGTCATTTAAATCAGGTCTAATAGCTTTTAGTAATGCTTTACTAATTACTGTTATAAATATTATCCATAATAAAGTTTCCATATTGACTCCTACGCTGTACGTTTCCACATATAAACAGTTATAAAAGGCGGCATGTTGTCGTGTGATTGACCTGAACCTGCATTGTTACTTGTGTAGGTACTAGACGGACCTTCTGGTGATGGAGTACCTGCATCAAATGCCGTAATATTTACTTCTGCACCACCATAATACTCAACTCGTGGATACCTATGTGCACCAATACCATGACTGTGAGTAGGCATTTGTGCTGTTGTTAATGTAATTGATTCAGAGCCTCCTGTCTCTTCAGCAGAGTTCCATCTTGAGTTAGAACTATGTTGACTGATTACCATTCGACCTTCACCAAATCTAACCCAAGTACCAAACCCTAATAAAGTATTAGGGTTTGTAGCATTAGTTGCGTTCATATAAATAGAACCAACTGGATATATGTTATTTATTTGTGTTTGTAGGGCGGAAGTTACACCATCTAAATATTGAAACTCTGTATTACTAACATTTCCATTTGCAATTTTCGAAGCATCTATTGCAGCAGAGGCTTTTATATTAGCGTCTTCTACATTTGTTAAGCTATTACCTGTCGCGTCTGCATCAAAAGTTTTATTAGTAAGTGTTGCGACACTACTTGCATTTATCGGAGAAGAAAGTCCACCTACAGTTGCATTCGAACCTATTTCTATTTTGTCTAAAGCGTCTATAACTCCTGCGGAAGCACCTGTTCCCTCTAGAAATAATAGTTTAGATTTACCATTAACTACAGTTTGTGTTGCTCCAGAACCTTGTTTGACAGTTATTGCTTGTCCCCCTGATGTTGCGTTTTCAATAAATATAACTTTTGAACAAGTATTTGGTCCTATTGTTAAAGTTCTTGTGGCTGTTAAAGAAGTGCTAGAAGTGACTTTGACATACATGGCTCGATACTTGTCAGTAGCACCATCTGCTATAGTAGTGGTGACGTTTGCATCAGAGCCAAAAGTAGCTTCTGTTTGATAAGAAAAAGCCTCTGCTACCAGACTTAAATTGGTATTTGTGGATGTTCCCCACGTTCCAGATTCTAGTCCAGTACCTATTTCTTTTAGTCTTAAATCATTTGTATATACTGTGGACATTCGTTGATTATATCTCCTATGCTACGTCTTGCCAATCAGGAGTTTGACTGCGATTAATATTTGAATAATTAGGTGTTTGTGCGTCATCTACGTTTGAATAGTTAGGTGTTTGCGAATCATCTATTTGGTCATAAACCCTTACTTCTCCTACTTGTATAGTAGCGGAAACACCGTCTATAGCTACATTTGCCAAGCCTACAAACGTAAAAG